TAGCTTCGGATATTCAAACTTTAGAGCCGTTTTCGGTTCTCAAGGAGCTTAAAGGAACGAATTATTGTAGCGTTTCTTACTCAACTACAATTCTTAAGGGGAGCTTCGGCTCCCTTTTTTTGTTGATTACTTTGTATTGTGGGTGTAAACTCAAGATAGTTTTAAATTAATTAGCTTAATGAGGATCGATTCGATTTCCATTAATACAAGTAAAGGAGTTCATAATGGCTAATCCACATTTTCAAAACTTAATATTATGGGCAGGTAATACTGTTGCTACGGAGCACAAGAAAAATCAGCCTATGTTCGCACCCTATCCATCAGATCAAACATTTTATATGTATCATAACGATTTCTTTACATATAACTCTGGTGATTGGACTATAACAACTACTGAGGCTGGTACTGGTAGTGCAACTGAAGCTGTAACATCTTCAGCAGGTGGAGCTTTATTGCTTACCAATGCTGCAGGTGATAACGATTTAGACTTTTTACAATTAAAAGGTGAAGGGTTTAAATTAAGCACAAGTAAGAAAGCATACTTTTCTGCTAGATTCAAAGTAAATGATGTAGATCAATCTGATTTTGTTATGGGCCTTGGAATCACAGATACAACACCTCTTGATACTACAGACGGTGTATTCTTTATCTCAGCAGATGGTGATGCAGGTTTAGATTTCTTAGTAGAGAAAGATAACAGTGCAACAACTACAGAAGATGTAGCAACTATGGCGGATGATACTTTTATTACAACAACTTGGTTTATTGACCCAGATGCTTCAAAAGTATTTTATTCAGTAAATAACGCTGCTCCAGTTGGCGTTGCAATCACTAACTTACCAGATGATGAAGAACTAACCGTATCATTTGGTATACAAAATGGTGAAGCTTCAGCACAAACTATGACTATTGACTACGTAGTAGCAGCAGTTGAAAGATAAGGAGTAAACAATGGCAGATACAGTAACTTCACAAACTATCCAAGATGGTGAGAGAGTCGCAGTATTAAAGTTTACTAATGTATCAGACGGTACAGGTGAATCAGCAGTAAAAAAAGTTGATGTTTCAGCACTAACGACAAATAGTGCTGGTGAATCTTGTACTAGTGTTTCTATAGCTCGTATTTATTGGGCTTGTGTTGGTATGAGAGTAAACATCGAGTTTGATGCTACAACAAACGTTTTAGCTATGCCATTACCAGCAGACAGCACAGGTGATGAATATTATGACATATTTAGCGGTATACCAAACAACGCAGGTTCAGGCGTGACTGGAGATATAGACTTCACTACAGTAAGTCACTCAAGTGGTGATGCTTATTCAATAATTTTAGTTTTAAACAAAAACTATTAATGAATGGCTACCAGAAAAAAGGCTAAATCTATACGCAGAACAACTGGTAAAGGTGGAAATTACCGTCCTACTAAAAGTGGGGCGGGAATGACCAAAAAAGGTGTAAAAGCCTATAGAAAAGCAAATCCTGGTAGTAAACTTAAAACTGCTGTAACTGGTAAAGTAAAAAAAGGCAGTAAAGCTGCAAAAAGACGTAAGTCTTATTGTGCTAGATCTTTAGGGCAACTAAAACGTAGCTCTGCAAAAACAAGAAACGATCCTAATTCAAGAATTAGACAAGCAAGAAGAAGATGGAAGTGTTAAATGGCTAAAGCAAAAATAAATAAAGTTATAAAGGGCTTACAAAAAGCAAGTAAAACACACGCAAAACAAGCTAAAACACTTCAATCTATAAAGATGAAAAAAGGCGGCAAAGTTAAAAGTGGCGGTAAAATATGCCCAGAAGGTAAAGCTTGGGCTAAAAGAACCTTTGATACATACCCAAGTGCTTATGCTAATATGGCTGCATCTAAATATTGCAAAGATCCAAACTATGCAAAAAAATCTAAAAGAGCTAAAAAAGCACAAGGGGGTCCAGTAATTAGAGGACAAGGAATTGTAATGAAGGAAAGACTCAGATAATGGGACAATTAGCTGAGTGGAGAAAACAAAACTGGGTTCGTATTGGAACAGATGGTTCTATTAAAGGACCTTGTGGTACAAGCAAAGATAAAAAAAACCCAGATCGTTGTTTACCAAAATCAAAAGCAAATAGTTTGTCAAAAGCAGAACGTGCTACAACAGCTAGAAAAAAGAAAAGAGCAGGTAGCAAAGGTAAAACTGTCGTTGCCAACACAAAAAAAGCAAAAGTTTCAATGCGTCAAGGAGGACCTATGATAAAAAATAAATCTAAAGCTGATCTTAATAACGATGGCAAATTATCTTCATATGAAAAAAAACGAGGTATGGCTATTGAAAGATCTATGGCTGCTCAAAACAGAGTAAAAAAGAAAAATGGTGGTTTTATAGCTAAAGGTTGTGGTAAAGTTATGAATAACCGCAGAAAAGTAACCACTATAAGCTAGGAGAAATTATGCCAAAGAAAAAATCTGAGGATCCAAAGTTACAAGCTAGACTTAATGCTAAAGTAAGACCAGATGAGCCAGTAAAGGATGAACGTATTTACATAAATATGCCTAAGAAGAAGGCTCCTGCCAAGAAAAAAACACCTGTAAAAAAAAGCAGTACAAAAAAAGGTAAAAAATAATGTATAAAAGAACTAAAGGATACGCTATGGGCGGTTCTGTTAAAGGAACTAAATACATGGCTAAAGGTGGTGCAGCAAAAGGCACCAAATATATGGCAAAAGGCGGTGCTATGAAGGGCACTAAGTATATGGCTAAGGGCGGAGCTATGAAAGGCACCAAGTACATGGCCAAAGGCGGTGCCATGAAAGGAACTAAATATATGTCAAAAGGCGGCAAAGTTTAATTTGCACCTTAAATGTCATACTTAATTTCTAACATACCTCAGTTTAAGTGTTGGGTAAGAAAAGAATTTACAGCCAACCACAGTAATTATCACGGAGAGTATCTACACGCTCTCGTTATAGGTGTTAATACCATTCCAGATAGATCTTTATCATTTCAAGTAGTTTTTACTGGATGTGAGATAGATAATGAAGAAGATGCACCAAATGTTCATGGTGGTGCTATGTGGGCAAGAATGCCAATTCAGGGTTTAGTAGCTGATATACCATTAGAAGAATGGCCAACACCCATGGAGGATCACTTAGCTCAACCTTGGGATTGTTTAAGTCATGATCACTCTGTTGTAGTTTTAGATAGAGTAAGTTCATCACCCTGGCTTTGTAAAATAGGTGGAGAGTTTCACATGGGTAAGTATTTGTTTACAGTAGATTACACTGAAAACTCTATAGCAGATGATCCCGCTCAACATAAACAGTCTCATGTGTTATATTTAACAGATGCTGGTGAATATACTGGCAACTTTGTAGCTTTACCAAATAATAGAGTAAGAGCTACAAATCCTGCTTTATGGCGTGTGGGTGAAGGAGCTCCCGACTTTATGCCTTCACAATGGACGCATTCAGCAGAACAACATGAAAGTTATATAGATCCAAACATAACATTTGATAATTTATATAACCAAGAGGATAATAAATAATGGCATTATCAGGAAGCACAAATTTTGAACCAAACGTAACTGAGTTTATTGAAGAAGCATACGAAAGATGTGGAGCTGAACTTAGAACAGGTTATGATCTAAAGACTGCAATTAGAAGCGTTAATCTAATGCTGGCTGAATGGGCTAACAGAGGTCTTAATCAATGGACTATAGAACAAGCCACACAAACTGTTACAGAAGGCACAACTGATTATTCTTTAAATTCTAATGTTATAGATGTTTTAGATGTGGTTGTACGTAGAACAGTAAATCAAACACAAACAGACATAAGTATGAATCGTATAAGTAGAAGTGAATATTTGAATATTCCTAATAAAACTACAAAAGCAAGACCTTCACAATTCTTTTTTGATAAATTAAGCACACCATCACTAAAAGTGTGGCCTGCACCTGAAAATAGCACTGATATTCTAGTTTTTAACAAACTTGTTCGTATGGATGATGCAGATGCAGCTACTAATACTATGGATATGCCATTTAGGTTTTACCCTTGTTTTGTTGCAGGATTGGCTTACTACATATCATTAAAAAAGAATCCACAACTTACTCCTCAACTAAAAGCTTTGTACGAAGAAGAGTTCCGTAGAGCTGCTGACCAGGACGAGGATAGAGCATCATTTAGAATCAGACCAAATATAAGGATGAATTAAAATGGCATACGCACTTGGTAAATTTGCAAAGGCTTTATGTGATAGATGTGGTTTTGAATATAAATTAAATGAACTAAAACAAGAATGGAATGGTTTGAAAACCTGTCCAGATTGCTACGAGCCAAAACATCCACAACTAGAGCCGCTTACAGCTACTGCTGATCCAGAAGCCTTGTATAAACCAAGACCAAACAATGATGAAGAAGAGGGAGAAGGTTTTGTTGTTGTTGTGCAGTCAAATAACTTAAAACCAGATTTTTTAAATCCATCAACCTTACCGACTAACTTTACAGTTAGCGAGATGACAGGTGGTGTAGGCGAGGTTACAATAGTTACATGACACTAGCAGAACTAAAAACATTAATACAAAATTATGTAGAAAATACAGAAACTACATTTGTAGCTACATTAGATGATTTTATTAAAAATGCTGAAGAAAGAATATTTGA